TTCATTCGCTACTATATCTAAGCGAACATTCATATAGTGGTGAGCCAAAGCCCATGCTCTTACGAGCTGCTGCATTGGTTCTTCGTCACTCTCATCTGTAATCTCAGGAACATTAATCCTTAAATACCTTAATAAATCTTTCAGTACTTCAAAATAATAGAAGCCCGAAAATTCAAAGTTTGGAACCGTTTGTCTATCAGCCATAGTCTTATCCTATCACTTCATTAAAATCGTTTACTTCATTCGTATCTAAATCAATATATCTAAAACTTAACTCTAGTTCCCCTTCCTCTGTCTGCTCAAATGAGATCGGAGTTGAGGGATCCAAAGCTACTCGATCACTAAATTTATTAATGATTTGCTGAACAGCGTAACGAGCACGACCATGCGCAGCAGAGTCATTAATTTGGAAAATAAGTTGTTCAGCAATACCTAAACTTTGAAATGGATTGTCGTCTTCTCCACCGCTTAAAGCGAGTTTTAAAATCTCAAATAAGTGCTGAGTTCCGCTTTCTTTTTGAACTCCTCCAGACTTTCCAACTCTAACCGGTATTGCAAATCCTTTACCCATTAACTTATACTCCCACTTCCTACGCCAGCACCCGGTGTTGGTGGCGGAGGAGTTACCGGAGAACCGCTTATAGTCACAGTTCCAGTTCCGGCATTTAGTACACTATCGGCGAATCCTTTGCCTATAGCATTTGCAAAATTCTGCCATTGAGAACCTAGCATTTGTTTTCCTAAACCTTCAGCATATATCATAGCACCCCATGTTGTAGGGTCAACCGCAATCGAACCAACGTCAACTTGACCACTCCCAGTAAATACCGGAGTATGACTTGATGTTAATGTCGCTTGTCCTAATTCATCAATTAAAGCCTCTGCTAGACCGTCACAAAATTCTCTTAGTTTCGGACCAGCTTGACCGAATAAACTTTCTGCCTCATTATATATCAAATCAGAAACATCGGCTTTAACAAGTCCAGTAATTCCCGTACCCATTCCTGCCCCTGCTCCGGTTATCATTCCAGTGTCGGTAGTTGTAAATGCTTTTCCAAGTATATGATTAATAGAGCCGTTAGCTACAGAGTCGCAGAAGTTCTGCATTTGACTTCCCTCTGAGCCAACATTAGCTACTATGTAACTTCTTATAGAAGCTGAAAATCTACTTGCATTTAAACTCATGCTATCCCTGTTACTCCACCAATCGGCTGTAAAGGTATTCCCGTAATTGGGTCTACATTCGCAGCGTTGTCTGTTACAAATCCACCTATTAAAGTATTAGCAGCATCCTTTAAAGTAATTCCACTAGCACTTTCTATAGTTACAGCATCTCCTGATTTTATATCTGCTTTCCCAGTTGCTTCAATTTTTGCGTCAGCACATTTAATTTCACAATTCCCTGTAACCTCTATAGTATTTTTTCCTTTAATTATCATCGAAAAATCTTTAGTAATTTGCTGTTTAACTTCTCCCTTAATAGTCTCAGTTAAATTGCCTTGAATTTCCCTTACCACATCATTTTTAATGGTTTCCATTAACTTACCGGTAATTTCCCTAGTAACTTCTGCTTGGAATTTTTCAAGCACTTTACCAGTTACCGTTCTCATTACTTCCCTACCGATTGTCTCAATTAAGTCACGAACGATTACTTTTGTTTCATCACCATTTTTATTCCAGTTAAATCCGGTTCCTAAACGATGCTTTAACATAACGAAATCGTTTTGCGGTGCTTCCTCTGGGTCATCGTCTTGTTGGTTATGATTTACCCCTGCTTCACTATCTGGAGTAGGTGCTGGCTCTAATTCATTATCGAATAAAAGCATGTTTCCTGTACGAGTTCTCCAACCCATACGCTTTGGATAATTCCTTTTAAACTCGTCATCCATATCATCTTCAGAGGAGTAAAGTGCTCTAACTATTTTTGGTACTGGATGCTCATCTGCTTTATCTATTTCAACCTCAATCATATCTCCAATTTGAGGACACCAGAAAAATCCTTCGCCATTTGCACCAGCTAAAGGAAATGAAGGTATTGCTGGCTCACCGTATTCAGTTCCACCAGTGAGAGTTGAACTCTTAAAATAAACAGCTCCTTTTAACTGCTCTTTTAATTTGTCATGCAGGACTCTTGTTACTATCGCATAATGATATTCTTTTTGTCCTACTAAACTATCAACTGACATTAAATACTTCCTTCTTCCTTGAGTTTAGTTAAAAATTCAAACCTTCCTAGTTTACTTGCTTTTTCCTTCTCTGCTACATACGCAGGAATATTAGCAACTATGTCATCACCCGGTAGCCAATCAATTACTTTTCTAGCGTTATAACTATTTTGATAAGTTAATCCACTTCCTGATGAAATTTTATGAGTAATTTTTGTTATGTACCATTTTGCCGGTTTTGTTTCGGTACCGCTAAATGTCTCACCAAGGCCCATAAGATACAAAGACTGACGAGATTGAAGTGACTCATTACCAACAAGAGAGCCATCGCCAGTAATAAAGTTTTTAATAGTATTCCTAGCCCATTGTATAGCGAATTTTTTAACCTCATTTTCATCCTTAAATGGTCTATTAGCAATGATTCTCTTACTAACACCAAAAGCATTAATACGATAAGCCGCAGGATTTTTAAGTTCTGATTGTTGAAAATCAGTATTATTCCCAGAGAACTTACGGCTATTAACGAGTCTACCATCTACCAAACTATCATACTTTTGATTACTTTTTACTTCCTTCTTTCTTTGCTCATCTAAGGAAACAACTTCAATCTCAGTGTTTTGGTCAATGGTATTAATCTCTGGGGTAAAGCTAAGGATAGAATCTTCAGGAACTATGTCTGCGTTATACTCATAACGAAATAATGCTTCCTGCTTGTCCACGTCCGGACCGTAAAAAAGTTGAAACTTCTTAACGGTGTCATCAAAACGTGTATATAGTTGCCAGCCTCTTACATCTGCCATTCTCTTTAAAAAAGCCCAGTCGCTTTCTCCTTGCTTCTGGACCTCTGCTCTAGGGGTAAATATTGGAAGTCTTGCTATATTGCTTACGTCAAATAATGCTCCAATAGCCCCACTGTATGCACTCTTACGACCAATCTTTTTTACTATGTCGCTTGATCTCATTCCTTTATATGTAATTTGCTTTTCAGCAAAAGTATTTGCCATCCTATGGATTGGCTCATAACAAATAATAGTAGCAGAAGGAGTATCGGAGTAACTAAATTCTCTCTTAATTATTTCCGCTCCTCCAATGAGTTTAACATCAGAACCGTACCCCATATAAATCCAAACTATATTACCCTCTGAAAAAAGAGTAGAGCTTTGAACCCACTGTGGAATTGGTATTGTTTCCTGCCTTACTTCATCCTCGTAATGTCCGGATAAAGTAATTTTAAGTTGGTCAAATAATTCTTCGTTATCCTCGTACTCAATGCTCGTAATATATTGAGTTACTTCTTCGGGCATTGTTTCCTTATTAATTACTAAAATATAGTTGGGAGCAAATCTATCCGCACCTAATTCTCCGGGTAACTCTGGATCTAATAAACCGGGTCTTCTTTCAGACGGTCTTATACCCTTTGTCGAGTCTTGCGTAACCGGTAAAGCTGGTAATAAATCTAAAAGTCCCATACTATCCTTAAATAATTAATGTTGCTGGTTTACCCCTCAACTCTAAATACCCTTCTAATAATAATTTATTCTCTGCATTATCCTTCAAAGAGACTGAACGAGGAGTTACAGGAATTTGTAAAATTTCCCTCTTATTCAAAGTGAATATTTCATCCCCCGCGTTTAAGTCTGCCTTATCAGGTTGTGCTACTCTTAATAAAACTCCGAGTAATGGATTACCATATTGCTGTCTTGCTATTTTTTCAAAGGTGTCCCCTTCTCTTATCTTTATAACTTTATCTATGGTATGAACCGAAAAACCCGGTATGCTTATTAACTTATCTCTACGGATTGAACGTGCCGCAGAAATTCCACCAGCTACTGAAGTTGCTATACCAGCTACCGACTTAATCCTAGCGGCAGTAGAAACTCCAGCAGTAGATTTTAAATTCTCTGGTTTAATCTTTACGAGTTGCATATTAAAAGAAGCACCACGAATTGTTCCATCACTTCTTATATCATCGTAAACTATTCCACCCGGAGAACGAATAAATACTTCAAATTCAATCTCCGTACCAATTGAAAATAAAAATCTCTCTGGTCTACCAAACTTAGTATTTTTTCTACTCATTTGTTTGAGCAATTCAATTTGATCTCTTACAGAAGTACTTTTTTCTGAACCTCTGAAAGTATTAACTGCTCCGCCTATGAAACCGCCCTCAACTGGACTTGTTCTATAGATACGAGCTTTAAAACTAATTGTTTCTGTTTCCCCTGATTGGAATTGAATAACTGGTTGCTGTTGTCCAATCGGAGTTGTTTCAGGCATCCTTGCCCCTATATTCTCAGTCAAATTTTCTGCCGTGAACTGACCTGTAAACTTATTGTTCTCATCGTCAAGACTAATTAGTTTCCAAACCTTATTACTGGTAAAACCAAATGCTTGACCTAAAGCAGTTCCAACACCCATTACATTACTCCCTTAGCAAACTGACCGTATTTCATTTTCTGCCTGCCTTTAGCACTTAAGTTCTCCCCGGCACGGTCAGTATTACTAATAATTCTTTTAGTCTGATTCTTACTAATCTTCTCACCATCCAGAACTGACTCAACAGTAATGTTCGCCTCAATTGGTGGCTGCTGAACACTTACATTTACGTCTGGCTGACTTGATGAAACAGGAGCAGTTAATTTAGTTCTCTCAGCGGCTGCTTGGTTTACATCTCTTGCTGGCATTATCTTTTTTTCTTCCTCTGCAAGTTTAGCTTGAATTTCCTCACGAGGTACTAAACTTACATTGGCCGCAAATGACTCTACCAACTGAGCGTTCTTTTTACCTATTAATTTTTTGACTAATGAGCTCTTTGAAATCCACCTTATCAATTCCATTATAGGAGTTAAAGCCGCTCTAATTGGAAATAAGATAGTCTTTAAAACTATCTCTCCAAGACTTGCTTCTTTTAACCAAGTTACTAATGCTCCGATAGTCCCCTTAAATACCGCAGCAAAACCTGTCCACATATCAGTTAAGAATCCTACTACTTTATCCCAGTTCTTGTATAGTAGCCAACCTATAGCTATAAGTCCGACTACCGCCAATATTATCCAACCCAATGGAGTCGTAACTAGGAAAATTCCTGCTTTCGCCACCGCCATTATTGCCATCTTTACTAATGGTAATGCTTTTAAAGCTAAACTGAATAAGCCCATAGCCACGGTTTTTAGTATTCCTGCTAATTGAATACCTATACCAATAAAGCCTCTTACCATTGAAATGGCACCGCCGAACATTGCAATTATTTTCCCTCCGGCAAATGCGATTGCTACAAAACCCAATAGTAGAGGACTGAGTAAGGCTAATAGTAGTGAAAATTTACCTACCATTTTTCCAATGACTTGAGCACTTCCTTCTCCTTGAGGTAAGAATTTTCTTATAAAACTAAATACCCCCTTGAAGAAACTCTTAGCCGTTTTGAACGCCTCCATTAGTCCTTCTTTAAACCCAATAGCGAACTCAACCAACTTTTTGAATTGAGGAGTTGCTTTTTTCAGCCTCTTATCCAAAGTCTTTTGATCTCCGTTAACCAACTGTAGGGCTTCAAAAAATGCTTGAAAACCTTTCACTACTCTACGAATGAATGGCATGAATAAAGCCTCATTCTTAATAAAAAAGTTTCCTATTTCTATTAGTATTGCCTGAGTAGCAGATTTAATGGCTACCATTTGACCGTAAAAGTTATTTGTTCTCTCTTTAGCAATACGAGCGGAAGAGCCTTGAGCCTTATCTAATTCCTTAGTTAGTCCAGCTATAGCATCCGCTCCTGCTGCGTTCAAAGCATGAAAAGCCCTCATACCCCTTTGACCGAATAACTCAATTGCTATTGCGGCTTTTTGATTCGGGTCTTTTAATTTATTTAACGCCCCAGTTAATGTGCTCATTAATTTAGGCATATCCTGAAGCGGTAGTTTTTCCATATTTACGCCCAGTAATTTCATAGCATTTTTTACTGGACCAGTAGGCTTGAGAAGTTTGTTAAACATATTAGTAAGAGCAGTACCACCAAGTGAACCTTTCAAACTGGCATCCGCTAGTTTTCCCATTGAAGCAATTATTTGTTCTAGTGGTATTCCTAATGCACTTAATGCACCACCACCGAATTTAATTGCCTCTCCTAATTGTTCAATATTAGTATTTGATCTAGCTTGAGCTAGAGCCATGATGTCAGCAAGTTTAGTTGCTCTAGCAGTTTTACTCATCATTGGGTCAAACGCTTGAGTTAAAGCACTCATTGAATCCGTTACGATATCTGAGGCTCTACCAAGGTCTAAACTTCCTGCGGCTGCGGTATTGAGAACTACAGGTAAAACGGAAGTAGTATCTTTTGCTTTAAAACCAGCGAGTGCTAAGAACTCTAAACCCTGCGCAGCTTCTTTTGCTGAGAATATAGTAGTCGCTCCGAGTCGTTTTGCTTGAGCCTCCATTGCTGCGAACTCTTCTTTAGTTCCTGTAGTCAATGAAGTAACAACCGACATTTGCTTTTCAAATTGCATTGCCGATTGAATTGCCTTACCAAAACCTACTCCAATTCCTGCACCAGCAGCACCCATGACTGTTAATCCTGCACTTACTTGTTGGAATCCTGCACCTATTCTCTGGGTGTTCTTTTTAAGACGCATGACATGAGTGTCAACTGTCTTAATCGTTTGACTAGCCTTATTATCTAAAAAAGTTATTACGCCTTTTAAAGCAAATTCTTTAGCCATACTTCTTTTTATACCCACCCTTCTTTGGTTTACTCTTGTTCATTTCCTGCTTTATCTGCTTATTCTCTTTTTTAATCTCGTCACCAAGACGTACTAAAAACCATTCCTTCTCTCTCATGGTCATCTGCAAAACATCTTGGTACGTTATCCCTCCCTTACTATTATATATGAGGCTAAACTGAGCCTCCCATAAATCTTCCTCATCTGCTACTGGGAGGCACTGCCGAAAAAATAGTCATAACTCCAGTTCATAGGAGTATGCCATTCATGACCGCACGCCTCACATTTTACATCTAGTCCTAGTATTGGACCACCGTTATGCTCATCGAGTTTATTATACATTCCCTCAATATCTCTTTTAGTAAGTTGTTCAAGCAGTTTGAATTTATCCAAGTCTACATTTCCCACTTCCTTACCAACGGCTCCAAGTAAACTAGCTCTGATCATATTCTCTTTAATATCACCCTCGTTCTGCTGGCCTATTTTAATTTTTTCCATAGCATCCCAAGGTGTATATCCTAGACGCAAAGCTTCAATATCAATCTCGCCAACCCTAAATGGTTTTTTAAGATTATAAAAAGCTTCTTCGTCATACTTTCCTTCATTTACTTTTACTTCCAGACTATTAAGGTCTGCCGTAAATTCCTTGGTGGTATGAGTACAGTTTGGACATTGAATGTCTACCATCTTCATTTCATCACCAAGTGCGTCATAGCGTAAGTAAATATACATATAAAATATATTACCCCATGACATTTGGTTAAGAAGCAACTTTTGTTCTGCATCAGAAAGTGCTCCCCAAGGTTTACCGCCGAAATCCTCAAGCATAAATGTAAAGATTTCCCTCACTAGCTTTCCTAGATGACGGTTCTGCTGTTTAATTTTTCCGATTTGTTTTTCCTCAGCCATTCGCCAAGGTTTAAAGGTGAAGGAGAGCTTTTCGCCCTCCTTCGTAGGAATTGGTAAGTGATTACCTAATTCATTTAATGTAATTAAATTGTTTTCCATAAATATCTCCCAAGTACAAATAAATGTTTGTGAAGACTATCATTAATTCACCCAAAGACTTATTGTTATGCGTTATTATGTACTAGGCATAATATCGTCAAAACTAAAAGCCCACTCCATTGCATCCAGTTCACCTTCATTTTCTAGTGAAAGAGATTGCAAAGTTCTTCCTGTTACAAACAAGCCTGTGAAAGTGTACGTTCTAGCAACTTCCCCAGACAACGATTTTTTGATTAGTACGCCAGCTTTTTTGTATGTAGCTGACACAGGGTCTTGGCCCTCTTTATACCATGCTTCCATTGCCGCCACTTCAACATCGTGGTGGGATGGAGCAATAGCAGTGAACTCACCAGCCTTAGTATTTCCACCAGAAGCCTTAGTTCTGTCTGGCATATCTACTACGTCTAGTTCTTCCGGAATGTCAGAAACTTCAATAAAAGTAATTACTGGCAAACCGATGATTTGGAGTTCATAACTATTTTTTGGTATGTGGTTCTCTTGAATTTTACCTTTCATTTTTCACTCCTTATGCGCTTAAATCTTCAAAAATTCCTGCCTTAGAGATTGTTATGATAAATCTCTCAACCGTATCGGCAAGCCTTACTTTTATTTCTGCATGTAAGTTTCCGGCTGCCATTTCCTCTACAGGGTTATTCTCATCATCAATTTTGATTGAAACCGCATCCTCAAGATCATCCCCTCTAATAGCTCCCTTTGCGAACTCTGGTAAGAAGAAAGCAGTAAAAGAAGTTTTAAGGATTTCCCTTGCTGAAACATCGTTTATAGCAAAAATGATAAAGTCGAAACTTTCCCTGAAGATATTTTCATAGTGACTTAGTTGTTCTCTGTGCTGAACGAATTTAAAAGCAGGGTCTAAACTAATAGATCTTGCTCCCCACATTATCGCATTTCCTTTATAGAACTTACATACGTTAATACCCTGTGGGTTTAAAAATTCTTCATTTAACACTTTGTCACCAGTAGGCAACTTAAGTACGTTTGGTAGAGTAACTTCTATTCCACCACAAACCTTATGATAACCACCAAAGTCTTTTGCAACTTTAGCTTCACGGCCATGAAAGGAACCTGTTAGTGAAACAAGTTTCATTCCTTCACCCTCTGGGTTAGCAACGTAACCGTATGATGGGAAGTGGACTTTACCAAAGTCGTTTCTGCCAATAGTATCATTAATATACTCTTCAGCGTCCTCTTCTTGAGTAATGTTTGAAGGAACTTCTACTCTGTATTGATAGTTTCTAGCCTCTGCATAAGCAAGACCAGCTTTTTGAACTGCTGTTGAAGTAACGCCGGGTGTCGCTAATTTAACAAGACCTTTATTTTGTCCAAATAGTCCGTTAAGAACTGAACTACCAGAGTCATAAGCTTGTATATATTCAGCATCGGCAATTGCTTCGATACCATCGTATCCACCAGCAAGTCCCATAGGAGCAGAAACCATATACTCTTCACCAACCGCAGCGTCTGCTGTCATGTCATTTCCAGCTTTTACTGTAATAGTATTAACTGTATTTGACTCGATTGTGAATTTTACTCTACGACTATTTACATAATCAGGAGTAAGTTCATAACCAGCAAAACCGTTTACTGGGAATGGGTCAAAGTAAATTGTTACTATATCACCAACTGAATACTCGTCAGCACCGCCATTTCCTAATGTGAAATCCGCTAGGAACTCATTAGAAGTATAAGCAATACCTTCTGTAAGGTCAGCTAGTGCCCCTTGTAGATCTGAAACTACTGAAAATACTGCGGCTCCCGCTGCGGCAGCAGTACAAGTTAAAACTAAACGATCTTTCTTAATTGAACCACCGTAAGTAACTGCTGAAAGTTCAGCAACTGAATCAGCAACAGCACTTGTTGAAAGTTCAAAAACGTCTGCGGTAAGAACTGTAGACGTAAGAGCTTCTATTTTGCCATAGAAGTTTGCTGGTCTTAATTCGTCTGAAATAGAACCAGTATTAAGGTCAGTAGCTTTAATATAAAAGTTTGAACCGTCTGAATTTACTACGTTCTGAACGTATCTTGCACTAGCTGGGTCCATGCTTAAATTAGCTTGACGATAAAGTAGAACTCCATCTATGTCATAAACTTCTATACCAAACTCATTTGCTGGATCATCTTCACCATCAATAAGTTTTACATAAAGACCTTTTTCATTTGAAAGTTCGATAACGTAAAGCTGAGTTGCTGCTCCTGCAAGTTCAGCATCTAGGTCTACGTCAGAAGCGAAAGTTAAATCCCCAGAAGCATCATTTGCTAGTACTTTAAATGATTTGCCCGGTACAGCAGAAAACTTAACCAAAGCATCTTTCATTTCATTTACTAGAAAAGTTTTTCCTGTAGATAAAACATTTCCTGAAAAACTTGAATATTCACCAACGATGTCTTGTTTTCTTCCAGCCCAACGACCCGGATTGTCATCGCCTTGATATCCAGCTTCAATTTTTAATACTTCCTTACGAAGTGGTAAATGACGAGATTTGAAAATCCATGATGCAACTTTCTCATCTCCGTCAACTATTCTTTGTAACCAAAGTTCTCCTGCCCCATTTGATAAATTATAAAAATCAAATGCGCAGTCTGGTAACAAACTCTCTGGAATATAAGAACCGGCTTTAGCTAGAAAACTCTTTTTATTACTTGCTAAAAATAGTTTTCCAACTGGTCCCTTCTCTAAGATTCCTGTGTAAGCTGTTACACCGAGTTGAGCCGATTCAATCGGCTTATCGCTCTCTGCCTCAACAACGGCTACGCCAGCCCCTAGCGTTGGTCCAAATCTTCTTTGTGTCATAGTTAACTCCTTCTTTCATAACTTGCGTTTACACGTTCAACCAAATACTTATCTTCGGCTGGCTTAATATGGAATGGTACCCCCCGAAGTTGGAATGACCCTGTTGACGTTGCTTTGTCATCAAGGTTTATTGAATTTCCAACCGCAATTTCATCTACTGAGTCAACATTAATTGTTTCATCCAGAGCGTGACTTTTAAGAGTTCGGTGGGACTCTAACCACGAATCCATTGCGTCGGATAATCTGGCTAAATCATAACCTTTAGCGTGAATAGCAAAATCAAATCTTACCGTAGATTGTCTAGGTTTGAACATTTGAATTGCTGTATTATCTGAAAAATTCTTAACTGCGTCTGATGGAAAACTCCCCATCTCTTGATCGGTTCCATCTTTTAAACGAACTGTTCTTATATTCTCAAAAACGAGCATCGGAAAACGCTCTACTTCGTAATAATCTTGATTTGTGAAAACTGCCACTTCTGGCGTATATTGCATTTCCAACCTTACTATATCTCCCTCATTCACTGATTGGCTCAGTGTTATAGAGCCATCCTCAAAAGCACCGTCTGGTCTTTGAGCACCCGGAGTATAACTTTGTGCTATATTATTAAAGGCTTCAGGGTCAGTAGTAAGATTATATGCCGCGACAACACCTGTCAAGTTATATCCGGAATTGTCTAACTTATATGTACCACCTAAATCTATAGTGCTGGTGGCTGAAACTGCCGCAACTTCAATTGCTGTGACAGCACGGAACGAGTTTAATAGCTCTTTTATTATTGTATCATAAATAAGATCGTCCCACCAAGATACAAATATATTCCCTGCGAATTTTAGTCGCTTAATTGTAGGCGTTGCGTTAGCGTCGGTTGTCTTTAATTTTATTCTTACTTTGAACTCCCTACTTGTTAAAGTAAGGCTTTGAATATTAGCATTAAAATCTAAAGCGGAACAATAGTCGTCATTTCCAGTACCAGTAGTCCATGCTGAACCGTTCCAAAAATACTCGTCCCCTCCCATTACAAGTCTGTAACCTACTGAAGTTCCTGCTGGTGTTTCCTCTTCTGCTTCAAAGGCTAACCACTGTTTTAAGCCTTGAGGATTCATAGCCCAAGTAAGGACGTTTATGTCATTATCCGTAGAGTAACTTCCCTCTCCTTTTAAACTTAAATGAGGGTCTACTTTATTATCGTCATTCAGTCTTACTTTATCCTTATCGCTGAAAGTTAATAACTTTCTATTTCGGGCAGTAAACTCATAAAATTTCGGTAAACGTCTTATCATTTTAAAATCCTAGTACCGCTTTAATAGCAGTATTATAAATTAGTTCCACTTTGGCTAATACTATTGGGTCCTCAAAAACATCTTTAATAAATGGTCTTGGTTTTATCCTTACATAGCCTTTACCACTACCCGGTTTACTTGGTCCCAGTACATGACCAAATCTTCTTATAAAAGCTAAACGCATTGATTGAGTTACCCCAAACGTACCCCCGTTATGCAGTAGCTCTCCAATGTTTGCGTAGTCTGTCCCATCTTTTCCCTTACCTTTTTTAAGAAGTCCAACTTGTCCCATATAAGCATGGACTACATCGGTTGTAATTGAACGAATTAGTCCACCAGTTCTTACTAGTGGTATATCTCCATATCCTTCATGCTTTTTTAAGAGAGTTGTTAAAGGAGAATTTTTTGCATACTTTCCTTCTTTGATTCTCATTATTATTTCTGCCATTACATACTGACAGGCAAGTTTCGTGCCACGCAAAGCAGCTTGATGTAGATTGCCCTCAAAAGCAGCAGCCCATTTGTGCCACTCCTTCCATCCGGGTCCTAGTTTAATTGATAAACCTGTCTTAGCCATCTTGCCCTGCTCTATCAGTAAATATCACTTTAAGTAATGAAAAGTCCCCACCGTAATGAGAACCATACTCAACTCTAAGTATATAAAATGTAACTTCCTTACCGCCAATCGAAACAACTTTATCGCCCCTCTTTAACTCCTTCCCTAGAGTATTCAAGTCAAGTTGTCTGCATATGAAATATCCAAAAGTCTGTTCGTCTACTCCACCTTGACTAATTTCTGGTCTACTTCCTGCATCGGACATTGACCATTTAACTTGAGCATTTAATTGAAATTTTTGACCCCTAGCTACATAGTTTGTTGTCGTTCTGCGTCGGTGGTCATAGCGAGTTTTTGTTTCGTCTTTTTGTTCTATTTCCACTACCGTAGGATTAAGGAGTTTTGGTATTACTGTCACGGCTAACTCCTTTTATCTACTAGACTTATTATCTTTGGAGCCTCTCTTCCGAAGTCAGGAAATGTACCAGTAACCACTATAGGAGATTTATACGATCTTATAATTCTATCTATTTCAGCATCACCACTGAAAGTTCCATTCGCTGCATCACCGCTATCTCCACTACTATTTGAGTTTGCATCATAATATTCAATCTCATGTAGGTCTGTTTTTTCCCTCTTTATAGCTCCTACCCCACTAGCTGAATTAGCCTGACTAGCTGACTCACCTATGGTTTGTAGTCCTCTCATTGTAGCCAGCTTTAAACAAGCCCTCTGAATCATACGAGGAGTCGAACCGTCTTCCTCTAAGAATCCAAATGAGCCTACTATTTTCTGGATGCTTCCTCTCATAAAATAACTAGAGCCAGTATATAAAACGTCTGACTCCTCACTCATCATTTTTATTCTAGGATTCCTTCTATCATCCGGAGAAGTTCTGCCATTAAAAACTCTGTAATAACTAGAGTCTAATGCCTCAGCCTCACTATTTTTATAAAGAGAAGTTACTGCTATAATTGGCACTGGAAGTAGCAGCAAATCTGAATTTGTACCTTCCATCTCAATTGTGAACTCTCTTTTATTAAAAAACTGACGAGTATTCTTATCAATGAAATCCATTGAATTAAGAATTAAGTCAGTTAATTCAATATCTAAGATGTCCATCTTTACTAAGTAAGCACCACCGTTTTCAATTACAGTTGCGTCTACTAGAGTAAGTTGACTTCCTGCTACCGATTGAATCTGGCTTTGATAATCACCATAAACTATACGGTCGCCAACCTCTGGTGCTGGGCTTGCAGGGCTGAAGTCAAAAGTGTTTCCTGCCTTATTTGAAAGCACTATAGATGACTTGGTTCCCTTTCCACCGTTCACCAATTCAATTAGTAGTTTTGCTTCACTAACATAGTTTCCAGTATTATCTGCCATAAATCCATCCTATCAAATTAATTTTATAAGTCTATTTAAAAACCTCATACACTGTTTCAAATTTTTTATCCGCTTTCTTAATGTCCTCTGGTGTCATAGTCTGTAGGCCAAAACGAACTCTTAAATTTAGAAAATCCTTTTTTACTTTATTGATGCAAACGTAGGCAAGTTCTGAACAATATAATTCTTCGTTATTACTTGCGAAATTAAAATCGTATGCTATTCCCTGCTTAGATGCCTCAAGT